CTTCCTCTTCCTCTTCCTCATCCTCAGCAAATGACATATCCGAGTCGCCGCTGTGAATCGAAGCATCCTCTTCATTTATCTCGACCGCCTCGACCTCCTCTTCTTCCTCTTCAGATTCACTAAAGATGGAGCCAGGAGTCATGAGCTCCGAGAACACTGACTCCGGTACAGGCTCCTCGGGTGCATCAGGGTTTCTAATCTGAATGGTAAAAAGACCCTTCTCTCTTCCGTCCCAGAACCAGCGCTCATGACGATAGCTTTGAAACTCCTCGCCGATATTGTAGCGATAGGTATCTGCCCGGGCACAGAAGGCTCCATAGAATGCATTAAAATGCGGCGAACCACCGCCCTCCGCTATACGGCCAAGAGCATATGAGGCAACGGCCTCAACATACGCCTGATTACAGGGGTCCTGTAACTTCAGAGTTTTGAGATCAGCCCCTGTTTCATTGTACTTTCCCTGCATCCAACGGACCGGGTCAAGCAGATGTGTAACCTTTACATAGGCATCTCTTCCATTCATAGCACCGCTCATATCGGCGGTCGGTCCAACAATCACTCTGCAGGGTCCCCTCACACCCGACAGATCCAGGCTGTGAATCCTCCACTTGCAATCGAGCCATACATCCGATGAGGGCGTATTTGCAACATTTACCAGTTTCCCCAATGTAGGAAAAAATGTCTGTAGTCCACAATACCCACGAACCCGATGAAGTTCCTCAGGCATCGGAGCAATCCGGAATGTTGGCTGGGGAAGAGCCATTCCCCGGAGTTCAGACGTCATTCTTGCGTTTATGAAGATAGAAACTCTATGCGCAATACCGCAGTTTAAAATAGTTTCGCTCTTTCTAGAATACACTAGATGTCGAATCCGGCTGCTGTTAACATTTCCCTGAGAAAGTTTGACATGAAGAAGATTCAACAGGACGCCGTAGTCGTTTTTATTGGTCGCCGCCGTACAGGCAAATCCACGCTCGTTCGAGACCTTCTGTTTAATCACCAAGAGATGCCTCTCGGAACTGTTATTTCAGGAACGGAAGAGTCGAACTCATTCTATGGAAAAATGATTCCTCCGCTTTTCATTCACGGCGAATATAATCCTCTGATTCTTGCAAACTATGTCAAGCGCCAAAAGATTATCATGGCAAAGATTCAACAGGAAAATGCAGCCGGTGTTAAACAGAGCCGGTATGATCCCCGGTCGTTCTTGATTCTCGATGACTGTATGTACGATGACAGCTGGACACACGATAAGAATATTCGCTACATTTTCATGAACGGTCGCTGGCTCAAGGTCTTTTTCTTGATTACTATGCAGTATCCTCTCGGTATTCAGCCGGCGCTCCGTACAAACGTCGACTATGTATTCATTCTGCGTGAGCCGTATCTTTCCAACAGAAAGCGTATTTTTGATAACTATGGCTCAGCATTCCCTTCGTTTGAGTTTTTCTGCCAGATCATGGACCAGTGCACGACGAACTATGAGTGCCTCGTGATTGACAATACCAGCCAGAGCAATAAGATGGAGGATTGTATTTACTGGTACAAGGCCGAGATGCATCAGGATTTCCGAATCGGTGCTCCCGAGTTTTGGCAGCACTCCGCCAACTTCTATAGGGATAAGGATGAAGAGGAGGCAAACAAGTATGACCCGAACGCGATGAAGAAGTTGAAGGGTCCGGCGATTAATGTTCGTAAGAACTAGGATGAAGGACTGGTATTCTCTAGTTATTTTTGCAGTTCTGGCAGTTCTGTTGTTAGCAGCCGACCGCTATTATCGTGTAGGTGGATATCTGCGCGAAGCCTACCAAGACATGCCGGCTCAGCGTTGCGGCGTAGATATGCCCCCTTGCGCATACCCGACTATCTGTGGAAATGGCATTTGTATCCTTCCTGGAACAAAGGTTCTCGGTGAAAGAGATCCTCTTCCGGTTGTTTAATAATATCATTTTTACTATAGAATGAAGCTTGCAAAGGGAGCATATGGCCTCGGTTGCCTCGTTATGGTGCTCGTCCTCGCCGTCTCCGTTTTACCGTGGGTTCGCAAGACGTTTGCGCGTTCATTTCCCGAGGGATTCCGCGACACGGACTGCAAGGGTGTGACATGCAATGAGGGTGAGTTTTGCCAGGAGAATGTCTGCAAGAAGATTTCACCCCCGTATACGAATGACTACTTTCCCAGGTCGGCGTAAAGTAATAATAATATCTAAAATCTCTTATTTTTGAAAGTAAGAGATTTTGGATTTGAATGGAGTCGTATTACTCAGCCCCAGTCTTTCTGGCAATGGCGAGGTCAGCAGGTCCATCGTTGTTAAACATCTCAGAAAAGGATGCGGCTGCACTCTCCGACACAACCTTCTTTGATGATGCAACAGCCCGCTGCCGCTGCTCCTTCTCAAAAGTGTCGCGTGCCTCCTCATTCTCCTTGTACTTCTTCATGAGCGTGTTGAGCTGATCCTCCGCATACTCTTGATCACCCACCTCATGAGGCGCGGGATCCCACGGTAACCACTTACCCACCTCTCCGACAAAGATATTGTGAATCGTATCGAGGCGCTGCAGCTTCTTAGAACGGGCAACGGCCTCTTGCTGCGATGAATACACGCCACGCACCTTCAGACCGCGAACAGTCGTCCGAAAATCATTCTTGGCATAAAAGTCATCCTCCAGCTTCTGCTTGTTCTTGTAGATATAGTCGTCATAAAGCTCCTTAATCTTTGACAGCGTCAGCTCCTTCTGATTCGACTTCACGAAGCCGTGAAACTCATCCATGATGGTGTCAATACGGATACGCGACTGACGGCAGAGAGCAGCAGCGCCACTGAGATCCTTCTCCTCCAGCTTGTCGGCCTCTGCATCTAACTTCTTATTGATGTCTGCAAACGTCTTCACGAGGTACTTCTCCATGCTGGTTACGCGTACATCGAGCTCGTATGTCTCAAGAAAACGCTCAAACATGAAGTGGTCCTTATTAACAAGGACCTTCTCCGGGCTCAGGAAACTTAGAAGGCAAAACTTCTGTCCCGGTACCTCTGCGTCCTCAGTGAGGAAATCCTCGCGCTCGGCCATTGTTCTACTAGACCTCGGACGATTCCTTTAGATGAATAAACGCATCGCAATAAAAAAATCTATAGAAGAAATATAAGACATGGACGCCACCTCTGAAATCGTGAACCGTGTGATCAAGTACTTCGTCGAGGGTCTCTTTGTCGCTGCGGCGGCCCTCTTCATCCCGCGCCGCTCGCTGCCGCTGGATGAGATCCTCTCCCTCGGCGTGGTCGCCGCGGCCGTCTTTGCCATCCTTGACGTTGTCTCGCCGAGCATCGGCATGTCAGCTCGCCAGGGTGCCGGCTTCGGTATCGGTGCGAACCTCGTAGGATTCCCCGGTGCGCGTCTGTAAACGGACAAACATAGGAGCTTCACGCCGCGTATAATGTAGAAGGCCCTTATCCTTCTTAGCTGTCAAATAATAGTTGCGATAACATTCAATGGCATCGGGACTATTCTTATATTTATCATCCATCGCAATGGCAAAGGGAGTGAGCCCCTTCGATTTCAAAGCAGGTGGATTCTCTTTCAGCCATGCCACATGCTCCGCACAGGCATGCGTCTTCCCCCATCGATACGTGTATTCCTCGCCCAACGCCACACCGAGCTCGCATGCAAATACATAGTTCTCTAGAGATGCGCGAATCCATTTCGTACATGGATGGTTAATGTGTGCGAAGGTATAGCCCCTCGTATTGTTATCCTTTTTTGTTGGCGCCGTTGCCATCTTGCTAGGAGGAGTCAGCCCTTTCTTTGTCTTAATCACAAGCCCCGGATACGCCGAAGTCCAGTGCGCAGTATAGAGCATCTGACATGTTTCAAGAATCATCTTGATGACATGTTTATCTGCATGGGCTTGCGCGGCCTCCTTTGGATTTGCGTATAGAATAAAGAGGTTCATTACATGACGGTGCCAGCGGCTACATATCAATTTTATATAGACCGGATAAACTCCCAGCTCAAATCCTCACAAATCTTCTGCCAGATTTTATCTTGCACATAGAGCTTATCGCGATTCTTCAGCAAGGGGAACGACGGTAGATACTCGTCCAGCTCCAGCAGCTCGCAGAACTTGTACAGGACATACGAATACGAAAGGAAGTTGCTACGGTCCTTCGGGCAATGTTTCTGGAAAGATGGCTGAATCTCCTTGAACATGTAGCGCAGCTTCTCCTCAATCTCACGGCTCATCACCGGCGCATTCTGTCCGTTCAGACGGTTCATAATATGCGGAACGTGCTCATAATACTTGTTGAACTTCAGCTTC